TTTTTTTTTTTTTTTTTTTTTTTTTTTTTTTTTTTTTTATTTATTTATTTGTTTCTTAAAAAGAATATTAGCTATCAACATCCCCCCCCTCCCAATCATTCCTCATTATCACCTCTTACCAGATATCATGATCTGCTGCAAATTCCTGCCACGTCCAACCTACATGAGGGTCAATATGATTCTTCCTATCCATTCGTAATTCCCTCAACAATTCCTTCCTACTCGGAGGTGATTCGACATTAATTTCCTTAACTCCCATTCTAAAGGCATAACTATCTTCTGTTGAATTTAACTCCTTCAAAACTTTTAAGTAATCTAGTTCAGGTAATTTTCCTCGCATATCATCAATGATTCTCTTATACACAAACCATAGAAAATTATGCGAAACAACATCAACTCCCATATTATCATACATTAGACCTATACATCTAGGCAATGATTTAAAATAGTTCGAACCTCGATCTTTAGGAACTATACGTCTATAATAATGCGATGGCGGCCTCCATGCTACATGCTTAGAAATAAGAGGGTCTATTTCTTCCAGCCTAAAAGTCTTTGCTGGAATCATATACCTTTTTAAATAAACAGGACCCATATAGAACTGAGCTGGTAACTCTTCTCGTTTCTTAGTTTGCTTATTATAGTGTGTTAACTTTTGATTAGCTACTTGACCATTAACTAATTGCAAATAAGTTACAGGCGTCGTATATTCTTCTGCCTGTTTCATTTCTGTATAATAATTTATTAAAATAAACTGTTCAAATTCATTTATTCCTATTACATCTCTTAATAATTTAGGGTATGAATAAAGAAAATCATCTCCAAATATCAATACAATCAACAACCGATTCATCAAATGGTCCATTATTGCGCGAGCCACCTCGGGAGATTCCACTTCTATCTTACTAAACCAGAAGGCCAAGAAATAATATATTGCAACTATCCATGAGTCTCCATGTGAAGTTTCCAAAGATCCGCTGGGCATACCAAACATCATTAATATAAACTGGTCAAACCATCGTACATGCTTACCAGCTAACATCTCTGCACAAGCTTCCAACAAATATTGGAAAACCCGGTATTGATGAGTATCTTCATACTTTATCCATATTCTAGCCATCATTAAATACACAGTTAACATTAATGCCATAATACTCAAATCTAGTTTCTTTATGTCTCCGGCTCCTAATAGTCTTGTGCCTTCTTTAGTTCTTCTCCAGCTACAAGACGGATA